CCGTTATCCGTTTCTTCGGCCGCATAACGGAAGAAACCACCTCCCGGTTCAATGACGAGTTCGACTTTCTTGAAAATATTATCCGTCCCTCCTGTATCCGCGTGTTAATCAATTCGGAAGGTGGCAGTGTCCTTTACGGCATGTCCACTTATTCCACCATCGCCAATGCCAAAGTGGACACCGAATGTGTCATCGAGGGTGTGGCGGCGTCAATGGCTTCCGTTATCTGGGCTGCGGGCAAACGTTCCCTTATGAGGGACTACGCCATTTTAATGATCCATAATCCTATACTGCCGGACAATGACGGGGAGGAGCCTTCGGACATGCTGTTGGCTTTCACCTGGCAGATAGAAACGATTTATCGAAAAAGATTCGGTTTGAATAAGGAGCATGTGCGCGCCATTATGGACGGGCAGGCCGGCAAGGACGGGACTTATTTTGATGCGCAGGCTGCCGTAAAAGCGGGCATCATTCCATCAGAGAACGTTATTCGTACATCGAGGCAGCTCTGTCGCAAAGTACATGACGAGATCGCCGGACTGGCGGACATGGCGGCCATTCAGGAGTTGATGGACCGTGTCAGTAAGGGGAATAAACCTTTTGAGGATATTTTTCCTACTCTTACAGAAACAGAAAACGATATGACAAACGAAAACAAGACACAAGGTTTTGAATATGGGGCGATTGCCGCCTCGCTGGGCATGAAGGACAGAGAAGTCAAGGACGTGATGGCCCGTATCTCCGAACTGGCAGCCATGGAACCTAAATACAATGAGGTACAGAAAGCCCTGAGTGACGCACAAACGGTCATTGCCGGCAAGGATGCTGCAATCCGGAACTTGCAGAAGGATCTGTCCGCTGCCACGGCGCGTCTCTCCACTTACGAACAAAAGGAGAAGGACGAGAGGACATCCCGCATCGAAACGCTGGTGGAGAACGCCATTGGCGAAGGCAAGATTGACCGTGAGGCAAAAGCGCAATGGGTGGAGATGGCGGAGGCCAACTTCGAGTTGGCGGAAAAAACACTGGGTTCCATCCCCGCGCGTGAGATCATCTCCAAAGAAATCGCCAATGATCCGGCCAACATCCAGGCCACGGCGGAGGCGAGCAGGACGGCCGAGCAGATGATGGCCGAGAAGGTGGCCGAGGTGGTCGGCGCGGATTTCAAGTTCCGTAAACTCTGACAGGCAGACATCCGATCTTAATTGACATGCCGGAGGCCGCAGGGCCTCGCGCGGAAACACAAGTATCCGCCAGTCGGCCAAGTTTCACATTCCAACGGAAAAACTTAAAACGACAATGGCCGATACAGTAAATTTTCTTCAAAATGGATATAGCGGTGAGGTTCTTGAGGACCTGCTGACCTATACCGTGCAGGGTAATGATACGGTTCGTGAAGGACTGATCCATATCAAGACGGGCATCCAGCACCGTTATACACTCCCTGCCATCAAGCTGGGCAATATCATTCAGGACAATGTGCCAACCCCACAGCCCATTCACGGTTCCAAAGGGGATGACGGCTCGAACGAGTACCAGTTCACCGAACGGTATCTTGAGCCCTCTGATTTTATGGTTTACCTTGAGTTCAACCCCCGGGACTATGAAAAGTACTGGCGTTTCGCACAGCCGGAGGGCAATCTTGTATTCCGGGAACTTGACCCGAAAATCCAGGCCACGATGCTTCGCCTGCTCATGGACAAAAAAAACGAATACATCGGTAATGCCATATGGACCTCCGCACGTGGCGGAGATACGGCAGCAAAAATTACTGCACCGGAAGGCTGTACGAAAATTGGCGCCAACAAGGAGAAGTATTTTGACGGTGTTGTTAAACGCATCCTCGACAATGTAAGCTCTACGGACACGCAGGTAGTTGCCGGCGGACAGTGTATCGTTTCGGGAACGACCGAGCTGACGGACGGTGCGGCGGTGGAAGCGGCGCTTTATGCGATGTGGAAAAAATGTCCCAAACAAATCCGCAAGAAGACATCCTTGGCCTTTGTGGTAGGATGGGATGCCTGGGACGCGTATGACCAGTATATCTCGGACAAACAGGTCAAATACTCCGAAAATACCGAGGTTAACCGCTATCGCTTTAAAGGCAAGAGGATTATCCCGATCGTGGGAATTCCCGAACATACGATGGTGCTCGGAGAGTTTTCCACCGGGATGGACTCCAATCTTTGGATGGGGGTGGATTATGCCAACGATACGGATATTCTGAAAATTGACCGGTTGCAGGCCAACTCCGAACTGTTCTTTTTTCAGATGCGCATGAAAATGGACGTGAACATTGTCCGTCCCGCAGAGATCGTGGTGCATACCGCCTACAAAAAGAGCGAATAACACACCTTTCTTCATTTTTCAATATCCACCCGGGGAGCGGAGGTCAGAGCCCCGTTCCCCTTTTTTATTCCACTGGCATGGCAAAAAAAATAAATACGGAGGAGGAACCTCAAAAAGAAGGCAACAAGGTTGCCGCACCGGAACTTCCGGCGGAAGCAATACCGGAAATGTCCGAGAAAATACCCGCTACGGTTGAAGACAAACGGCCCGTCCCGGCTGAAAAGACAGGGAATACGGAGGACGAGGCGGCAGACCCGTATATACTGGCCCTTTTGGAAAAATTCCCTGCATATCCGTCCCTGTATATCGACAGGCATGGTGGGACCTATACTCCGGACACGGCGGCAACTGTCAGAGGCCGGGCTGTACTTTACAAAAACCCTTTTTATAACGGACTTAAAACAAAACCATAATGGCACTCGGCAATGTTTTTATCAAGGATGTGGACGGCAATATCCCTTACGACACCGGTTCTTCCAACGAGAAGGTGACGGGATTATTGTTTGATATTTCCCTTCAGTCCACACTCTTTACGGAAGGGTATGGCAAAACCAATGAAACGAAGCTCAAACCGGGGGATGTATGCTACATCACCACATTCAAGTCCGCCGTTAAAGATTTCGGTATCGTTGAGCGTGTGACGGCTACCGGCGAGGAGGAGATGAACGTCAATTTTCTGCATGGCATTCCTGCCTACCATATCCGTGAGTTTTTCCGGATGTCAGGCAATCTGAACGGTTCGGGAAAACTCTATGTGATGTTTGCCGACTGTTCTGCGAACTGGGACGCACTCGAAATCATGCAACGTGCCGCCGGAGGCATGATCAACCAGATAGGAATTTGGACGGAACAGCCGCTGTGGAAAGCCAACGGGACTTCCGGAGTGTATAATCTCAACCTGGTAAAGGGACTTAATGATGTGGCTGTAGGGCTTGCCGGACAGAACCAACCCCTGTCAATCATACTCTCCGCCAATCCTTCCAATACTGGGGCGGATACGACTGCGGGGCGTCAGATTGACTTGAATAAAATTCCTTCATGTATCTGTGAATCAAGCCGTATCAGCTGTATATTCGGCCAGGCGCATCACGAAAGGATCTTCACGATGCAGATGCGCAACAAGAACCACACGCCGGTAGGATTCTTGGGCGCGGTCATGGGCGCCATTGCCAAGGCGAACGTCCATGAATCTATAGCATGGGTCAAACAGTTCAATCTCTTCACGGATGATTTTCAGGAGATAGAGTTGGGGTTCGGTGATATCAGCCTTGACGAGGCGGAGGAACATTTTATCAGCCTGAACCGGTATGAGTCGTTGTCCCCGTCACTGCTTGACGAACTTGATGACAAGGGCTATATTTTTCCCATCAAGTATGCCGGCCGTGAGAACGGTATTTATATTTCAAAGGACCGGACCTGTTCAACGGGCGATTTCCGCACCATCGCAAGGAACCGTACTATCAACAAGAGCCGTCGTGCCGTGCGTGCCGCACTGTTGCCGTATGTGAATTCCCCGCTGATGGTCAATCCTTCAACCGGGTTCCTTGCCCCGTCGAAGATTACGGCATTCAAGACGCTTATCGGGGATATATTGGCCAAAATGCAGGCAGCGCAGGAAATTTCAGGATATGCTGTCACTATCGATCCGAACCAGAATGTACTGGTGGACGATACGCTCCGCATCTCCTATGTCCTTGTGCCTGTCGGAGTGGCTGTAGGGATTTATGTAGAGGAAGGACTTTCATTAACCGCAAACAAATCATAGAAAATGGCAATAATTAACAATGTGGCATATTCGTGGTCTATGATAACCCTGTCATCGACCGCCCTGGGAATTGACGAGGGATCCACGACCCTTGAAGGTGTATCCGCTATCAAATGGTCGAAAAAACGTAAGGTGGAAAGTAACTATGGCATATTCGTGGTCTATGATAACCCTGTCATCGAC